GCGCTTCTCCTTCCCCAGCTTCAGATCGTCCACGCTTGCCGGAAGATAAGAGCCGCGAATGAGATCGAGCCATTTCTGCACTTCGTTCTCGTATGTAAATCGGGCCTCTGCGCCTTTGCCCTTGGCGGAGAAAAATACATTGAGGTCGAATTCGTCAAACTCGCCCTGCATGGCGATCTGACGGATGCTGTCCGGAATGCGGTAGGTCAGCATGACCATACGCGGCAACGACAAATAAGGATTGCCAGAACCGATCCAATTTTCCTTTGCCCGCTGCTCGTCGGAATAGGTCCAGTTATAGATCTGATCCTCGATGAACTCGCCGGAGTTGAGCGCCCGGAACGGCGTGCCGGAAAGGAACAGATAATAACTGGTCGTGATCGGCAGGAATGTCTCGTTATAGGCGTTGTCTGCCTCGTCCTGCTTATACTGTTCCGGATCGAATTCTGTTTCGGCTTCTTCGTCCGGGTTGTCGAACAGCTTTTTCGCGTTTTCACGCCACGCGCCGAAGTGGTACTCATCGAATATGACGAGATCCCAGTTGCCGGAGTGAATGAACTCGTTTTTTGCCTTGATACCGCCGTTTTCATTCGTGCCGAGCAGATCTTGGAAGGAACCGAAAACGACGATGGGCCGGGACTTATCCGCCTGCGCGAACTGCTGGTCGATATTGATACTGTTATTGTGCGCGTCCTTGTTGGAGATGAACTGCCAGCCTTCAAAATCCACATGGGTCATGAGGTCCTCATACCATGCGGATTCCACGGCGGGTTTGAAGGTCAGCACCAGAATGCGCTGGAGGCCCATCTTCTTCGCCAGTTCATAGGAGGCAAAGGTCTTGCCGAAGCGCATCTTCGCGTTCCAGAGAAATTTCGGAGCGCGGGTAGGCTCGTCCTTTTTGGCAGAGACGTAGTATTCCATCGTGCGCTTGACGGCAAGCTGCTGTTCCGGGCGCATTTTGAAGGTCTGTGTGCGGCTGCCGTCCAGCCGGATACCGGTGCGCAATTCCGTTATGGCGGCGCGGACGTCACCGGCAGAGCAGTTGAACCACTCGTTACGGTCAGCGCCTTCTTTGAGCTGTGAGAATCCTTTGCGGCGCAGGATGGCATGAACGTCATGATCGGAAAAACAGGTGCCGTCCTGACACATGGCGGATTTTTTGAGCAGAATTTTATACGGAACACCGCTGGTGTGCAACTGCTCGTAGACGCGCTTTTCCACGTTACGCTCAGTATAGCCGACCTTTATGTAACCCTTGTGCGACGCCACGCCGGGAAGCTCATAGGCGTAGATGGTCGGCGTGACGGAGGGCCGCTGAACAAAAAATTCAGTCGGCATCGTCATCACCTCCGTCGGAATCCATAGGCTTAATCATGGAATCAATAAAAGCAATTTCATCGTCGGTTAAGCCATATTTCGCGTAGAGTTCTTCATCTGTCCACGGCTTAGAAAAGTCTTGAACAGGAACAAAAGAAAAACACCCCTTTGTTATATGCTGCGATACTGCAATCTGCGCTACCAAAAAACGCACGAATTTTGTCCTTAGGTATTGTTGTAAGTTTTCAGCGAACTCCTTTGTATCAAACGCTCCTGCAATTAAGTAGGTTTCAGAACAGACTGATTTCGGAGGTAATATCTCAATTACCGACATTACTTTTCGCATCCCGTCTTTATCGAGCTGTCCTGCGTGATCATATGAAACATATGAAATAATCGTTTTCCACTTATCTATCAGTTCCCGTCCGCTTGATAATAAACTAGATTTATACTTGCCACTACCCTTGTTATATCGTAATACTAGGTCACCATCAGTGGTTGGAAGGACCCCAGTATCAAGGCCAAATGGCTTCCTGCTTGAGACTTGATTGTCCATCATTCGTTCGCCAAAGGTTTTTACTTTTTTAACTATTTCTGAGGCCTCCGAATATCGTATGAAAGTATCAAATTCGTCAAGTGGCCGCTCAGAGATATACTCTTTTCCGTTAATTACATTCTTTACTATGCAATTACCCGAACTGTCACGATTCCAGAGAAAATAGCATATACCACCGGCAATATCAACACCGGGAAAACAATCTGCTGAATTTGTATAGTCAACTAACACTCTTGTGCGTTTGTCCATTAGCATGGATGCCCGAAAATCATCAAGCCCTTTACCGCCAGAAAACCACCTTGATGGAATTATCATTGATAGGAAGCGCGGATTAAGTTTTTTTGCCTGTGTAATAAAGCACTGATATATTGGCTTTGCGCTTGCTTTTGCTCCACCATCGCTGATTTGGTAAGGCGGATTACTAATAATCACATCGAATTTCATATTAAAAATTTCCTCCGGCTTTAGGGTATGTATCCACTCATATGCGTGTGCTTCAAGGGCTTGGCCTCTTTCATCATTACCAAGGACAGTGCTCTTGGACGCGCCGCAATATTTGCATTTACCGTTTGCCCAGCTGTGCTTTATATTTCGATACCGGATATTTCCCTCCGCATCGTCGAACTGTGTGACGGAAAATTCGCTCTGCGGGTACTTTGAGCAGTACACGCTGCGCCGGGAGAGCAGACTCGTCAGCTCCGTGATGGCGATGGCGTAAAGCTGTTTATGAAAGATATGGTCGATGCGCTCCTGCAGATCGGGGATCTGCGGCTCAAGGCCCACAAGCAGGCGCTTGGCGATTTCACGCAGAAACACTCCTGTCTTGCAGGCCGGGTCAAGAAACGTTATATCAGGATTGCGGAACAATTCTTGCGGCAGCATATCGAGCATCTGATTGACCACGTCCGGCGGCGTGAAAACCTCGTCGTTCGACAGATTTGCCAGACACGACAGCACGTCCGGATTATAGACTGCGTTAAAAAGGTTGTCAGCCATTGTCCTGCACCCTCCTGTAATCAGAAATATACTGCTTTAGGAATTTGCCCTCTTCATCCGGCTGCGGCTCGTCATCGAATAAGGTGAGCTGCTCTTTTTTTGCTCTTTTTTTGCGGGATTTAGCGTCGCTATTCAGCAGTTCGTCAAATGTATAGTCCTTGCGCTGCATCTGAGATCCGGTGATGAACGCCCACTCGGAAAACACGATGGGCTCATCTGTGTCCTTGCCGTTTTCGTCCACGCGTCGCAGAGAGAGCGCGTTGCCGCAGACGATATTGCGGGAGAGGATAAACTGCGCGGCCTCGCGGGTGTCATCATTGCAATCCTTTTTGCAGACTGCTTTATACTGCTTGTCCCAGATGGTGAACAGCCGCTCCCGGCAGGCGATCGCGTTGTCCTGCAGAATGTCGACGCCGTATACGCTCGACAGTGCCAGAATCGCATTCTTCTCATAATCGAGCGGACTTCGCCTGTATTTCTTTTTTACAACAGCCAGCTTGCGCGAGAGTATCTCGGACAGAAAATTTCCATCGCCGCAGGCCGGTTCTAAAAATCGGGAATCGATGCGCTCGGTTTCCTGCTTGACAAGGTCGCACATGGCTTTTACCTCACGTTCAGCCGTGAACACCTCACCGTGATCCGCGACGCGTTGTTTAGATTTTACTTGCTTTGTCACTGATGCACCTGCTCTTCGTCCGGGATGAACTCCACAATGTCGTCAACCTTGCAGTTAAGCACCCGGCATATCTTTTCCATAGACTCCAGAGAGACATAGCTGTTGTTTCGGAGGCGCGTGGATATGTTCGCGCTGTAACCAGCCTGCTTCTGAAGCTGAGCAGCCGAAATGTCACGATCAATAAGCATATGAAATAACTTCTTATAACTGACTGCCATACCACACCTCCAAGGCTGTTGCATTTATAATATCACGAAAAAGTGAATAAAGCTATGGCCGTTCGATGAATTTTGTCGGACGGCTTATTTTTTTGCGCTCTTTCGTATCCGGTTACTCGCTCTCGCGGTTCGTTTGCGAAATTCCAGATTATTTTGTACGAACGGCATCTGTTTTTCCAGTGGGTAGTGAGGGAAAGAAAAATTTCAGAGACCACCGTCAAAAGCAATTCCTGATGTCCAGCGAGATATGAGGACAGGAAATTCAACGAAAGGCTACGGAAATCCGACCCTGCCTGTCCAGTAGGTAGTAGAGGACAAAAAGATTTCAAAAATTTTCGGCCAAACAGCACTTTGACCTCCATTGGGTAGCAGAGGACAGAAAAAATTCCAATGTTTTCGTTCAAAACGGCCTTTTGGGTCCTGTGGAAGGTGAAGGGCACAAATATTTCAGAAATCTTCGTCAAAACTGACCTCTCACCTCCAGTGGGTAGTGGAGGAAGAACCAAATCGGTCCTCAGAAAGAAGGTGAAACACAATGTACGAAAAGTTACCAAGCGAACTCAAGGAAAATGCCGTGTTCTGCCTGTGGAAATACGAAGAGCGCGATGGGAATATGACCAAAGTCCTGTATCAGATAAATGGCAAACATGGAGATTCAACGAATAAGCGTACATTCTCAGATTTTCGCCTCGTGGTAAATGCCTTGACCGGTTATGACGGACTCGGCATGGGCGTGTTTGACAGCTATTGCGCTATCGACATCGACCATTGCGTCGCAGTCGGCAAGCTGACAAACATGGCGCAGGACATCGTCGATGCCATGAACAGCTACACCGAGCTCAGTCCGTCAGGCACCGGCGTCCATATCGTTTTCAAGGCATCCGGCCTGACATACGACAAAAGCCGCTATTACATCAATAACCGCAAAATCGGTCTGGAAGTATATGTGGCCGGAATGACCAACCGGTTTGTCACGCTGACCGGAAACGCCATCAGAGAGTGCGGCATAGAGGAACGCTCGGACGAGATCATGGCCGTCCTCGAAAAACACATGGTGAAACCGGTCAAAGCCAAATCACAGAAAACCGCAGCGCCGGGCAGCTACCTCTCCGATGAATCCGTCATCTCCAAGGCTTCGGCCTCCAAGCAGGGAGAAAAGTTCAAGGCGCTCTGGAACGGGAGCATCGAGGGCTACGCCAGCCACAGCGAGGCGGATCAGGCGCTTTGTACCATGCTGGCGTTCTGGTGCGGCGGCGATATGGCGCAGATGGACAGGCTGTTCCGGCAGTCCGGCTTGTTCCGCGAAAAATGGGAGCGGGAAGATTACAGCGCCACCACGCTGGAAAATTCCGTGGCCCTCACAAATGAGTTCTACAAGCCGATTGCCGTGGACAGCGCTGCCGACGACTTCAACGAAGTGACAAAGGCGCTGATCCAACTGAATCCCGCGCAAAACAACAGGTACCGGAGCAGCGATATTGGCTTCGGCAGGCTGTTCGCGGATGTATACAAGCGTATTGCCCGGTATGTGCCGGAGCGCAAGAAATGGTACGTCTACGACAGCACGCGCTGGGTTCCCGACATCGGCGGCCTGATGGTCATGGAGCTGTGCAAGGACCTCGCGGACGGTCTGCTCCTGTACCTGCTCACATTCAAGGATGAATCCGTCCGCACCCACAATCTGGAGGATTACGGCAAATGGCAGCAGCGTCGGTTCCGGGACATCTATCTCAAAGAGGCCCAGAGCGTCTACCCGGTTTCCATGGAGGAATTCGACGCCGACCGCTACCTGTTCAACTGTGAAAACGGCACGCTCGATCTGCAGACGATGGCGTTCCGTGCCCATGGTCCAGAGGACAGGCTCACCAAAATCGCCCATGTCCAATACGATCCGCAGGCCGTCTGTGAGCGTTTCGATCGCTACATCGACGAGATCATGAGTGGCGACACCGACAGAGCGCGGTTTCTGCAAAAGGCTCTCGGCTATGCGGTCAGCGGCGACACCCGGCACGAGTGTATGTTCTTTCTCTACGGCGAAACCACCCGCAACGGCAAAGGCACGCTGATGGAAAGCATTCTGCGCGTCATGGGCGATTACGGAAGAGCCGTCAGGCCGGAGACCATCGCGCAGAAACAAAACGTCAACAGCCAGAATCCCAGCGAGGACATCGCGCGGCTTGCTGGAATCCGCTTTGCAAATATCTCGGAGCCGAGCCGTGGGCTGGTGCTCAACGCGGCGCAGGTCAAGAGCATGACGGGCAACGACACCATCAACGCCCGGTTCCTCAATGAAAACAGCTTCGATTTTCAGCCCCAGTTCAAGCTGTACGTCAACACCAATTATCTGCCCGTCATCAGCGACATGACGCTTTTCTCCAGCGGGCGCGTCCTCATTATCCCGTTCGACAGGCATTTTGAGGAATGGGAGCAGGACAAAACGCTGAAAGCGGAGTTTGCAAAGCCGGAGGCCAAGAGCGCCATTCTCAACTGGCTGCTTCAAGGCTATGACCTGCTGGGACGGGAGGGTTTTACAGTTCCGCAAGCCGTTGTAGAGGCGACGCAGGCATATTCCCACGAAAGCGACAAAATCGCGCAGTTCGCGGATGAGCGGCTGGAGGCTGATCCCGATGCGGAAACCCGTACCGCCGCCGTGTATGACGAATACCGCCAGTGGTGCGGCGACAACGGCTGCTACACCGAGAACAGCCGAAATTTCAACCATGAACTTCGCAAGTTCGGCACGGTAGTCAGGCGACGTCCGAAGAACGGCGGCGAGAAAACCACGTTGCTCATCGGCTACAAGGCGCGCGTGGCTTCGGAGTTTCTGAAATAACACAGTGGTGGCAGCTTGTGGCAGGTAAAAACAGCCCTTCTCCATATAGGTAAATTTCAACTGGCTATAAAAACCTGCCCCATACCTGCCCCAGCGTGGGAAAGGAGGCGGTGCCTATGCTTGCGGTCAAACCGTGACCACAGAAAACGCCTTATCAACAGGAGGAAAGACCAATGTCCAAACTGACTGACGTGCTTTATGGCAAAAGGCGCACCAACGCCAAAGGCAAGCTGTATCTCGTCAATCGCTCCGGCGAGCCGGTTACGGTGACCAAAGAAATCCGCTATACCGTCACGGACGGAGCATCCCATGTCCATATCAACGGCTATGAAGATTTAACTCAGTACTGCCGCAAGGCCGGATATGCTTATCGCTCCGGCAAAGCGGTGTAACCACAACATTTTAGGAGAAAAAATTATGACTAACGAAAAGAACTATCTCACTGGAACACCCGAATACGACAGGCACTTCTGGAACGCCGTGCGCGGCGCGAAAATCGACGCGACTATGGAAGATGGCCGGAGCAGCGTTACAGATGCTTACGCTCTGCCGATTGCCGCAAACAACAAGTTCACGGCGGCGCTGACCGAGCAAAGCTTGTTCCGTCAGATCGGCACGACTGTTGTGGCTTATAATTCCGAACATCGCATTTTCGCGCATGACAGCGATAATTTGGCACAGTGGGTGCCGGAGGGCGGCAAGTTCCCGATCCTCAATGGCGCGAACGATTTTACCCGGTACAGCGTGGACCGTTGGAAACTGGGTTCACTCGTAAAGCTGGATGAGGATTTTGTGCGCGACGCTACTTTCAATGTAGAGGACTACCTCGTACAGCGTTTGGCAAAGAACTTTGGCAGGGCCGAGGACGTCGCATTCATCAGTGGGACGGGTGTGCAGATGCCAACGGGTATTCTTAACCCCACGGGCGGCGCGGGAATTGGCTGTTCCGGCACCGTCACCTACGACGATGTGATCAAGCTGTACTTCTCGGTTAAGCCGGAGTACCGCAAGAACGGCGTTTGGCTTATGAACGACGAGACCGCGCTGGTGCTCCGCACACTCAAGGACAGCGCCGGGAACTACCTCTGGCGTGAGAGCGACGATACCATCCTCGGCAAGCGCGTGGTCATGAACAACGCCATGCCCTCCGCCGCCGCAGGCGCGAAGCCGATTGTTTTCGGTGACTTCAGTTATTACTGGGTCATCGTCCGCAGCGCCGTCAGCGTACTGCCCATTGTGGAGACATTCACGCTGAACCAGCAGATCGGCTATCTGGCGTTTGAGTTCCTCGACGGAAAGCTCATCCGCCCGGACGCCATAAAGGTGCTGCAGATAGCCGAATAAGCCGTAATAACGGGAGCAGGGAGCGTTATTACGGCGCTCTCTGCCCTTAATACCCCGTTTGATTTCGCGTTTTAACACGCGAGGCCCCACGCCCGTTCCACGGGGAAAAAGCTGTGGAGATCAGACCCGCCCCTACCGGGTCAGGAAGGAGGTAAACATGGATGAAAAGACAGTCGGCGTAACCGAAAAGGTCATCGGTGACACACTCTATGTCATCGAATCGGCGGTCAGCAGTTCCGCTAAGGAGACCGCTTACGAAAAGCTGAAACGCCTGATTCTGAACGAAACCGAGAGTCAGAGAATAAAGCTGGCGTCTTAACACAATACCGCTTGACTTCTTCGCGGTAGTACGCGAATATGTAGTACCGCTTGAAGACTGTCGGAAAGGAGGAAAAAATGAATACAAACAGACAGTCTTATACTACCGCGAAGAACGATAGCGTCACAGCTCTTTACTGCCGCCTGTCCCGCGACGACGAGCTGCAGGGCGACAGCAACAGCATCAAGAACCAAAAGGCCATTCTCCAGAAGTACGCCGACGACAACGGCTTCGGCAACACGCAGTTTTTCGTTGACGACGGATACAGCGGCACAAACTTCGACCGTCCCGACTGGCAGCGCCTGATGGCGCTTGCAGAAGATGGCGGCATCGGCACCATCATTGTGAAGGACATGAGCCGTTTCGGACGCGATTATCTCAAGGTCGGGTACTACACCGAAGTTCTTTTCCCCGGTTCCGACATCCGCTTCATCGCCGTCAACAACGGCATCGACAGCGCCAACAAGCAGGACAGCGATTTTACCCCGTTCCTCAACATCATCAACGAGTGGTATGCCAAGGACACCAGCAAAAAAATCCGCGCTGTGTTTAAGGCAAAAGGTCAGGCCGGAAAGCCGCTCTGCACCAATCCACCATACGGGTATGTCAAGGAACCAGACGATAAATCACACTGGGTAATTGACGAGGATGCAGCCGACGTCGTGCGGCAGGCGTTTCGACTCTGCATGGACGGTTATGGTCCGACGCAGATCGCCAAGGAGTTTATGAAGCGCGGCTACAAGAATCCCACGGCCCACGCCAAGGATATGGGAATCAATCCGCCAGATAACCGCGCCCACGCAGGCGATTATTCATGGGATACCAGCACCATCGTCCATATGCTTTCCCGGCAGGAGTATCTGGGGCATACGGTCAACTTCAAGACCTACCGCAAGTCCTATAAGCAGAAAAAGCAGCTCAAAAACGACCCGTCCGAATGGCAGATTTTCAAGAACACCCATGAGGCGATTATCGAGCAAGAGACTTTTGACATCGTTCAGCGCATCCGCGACGGCAGACGCCGTTGGACGCCGATGGGCGAAATGCCAATCCTTTCAGGAATGCTTTTCTGCGCGGATTGCGGAGCTAAGCTGTATCAGGTGCGAGGGCGCGGCTGGGAACACGACAAGGAGTATTTCGTCTGCGCCACCTACCGCAAGGTAAAGGGTGGATGCAGTTCCCACCAGATACGGAATGTGGTGGTCGAGGAACTGCTGCTCGACGGCATCCGGCAGATTACCGCCTTCGCCAGAGCGCATGAGGACGAGTTCGTGCAGATGGTTACCTCCAAGACGAGAACGGCCCTCGACAAAAGCCTACGGGACAGCAAACGGGAGCTGGAGCAGTCACAGGCGCGTATTGCCAAGTTGGACGACATCATCCAGCGGCTTTATGAGGATAACATCTCCGGCAAGGTTTCAGATGAGCGTTTTGCTAAAATGACCACAAACTACGAAACCGAGCAGCACACCCTTGAGAGCCGTGTGGCTGAACTGAAAGCCGCCATGACCGCCGAAAATGAGAGTTCCCTCAACGTCGACCATTTCCTCGCGCTTGTGCGGAAGTACACGGATATACAGGAGCTCACGGCGGAGATGATTCGCGAGTTTGTGGAAAGAATCTATGTGTACAAGGCAGAGCGCGTGGACGGTAGACGGGTGCAGCGTATCAAAATCGTTTGGAACTGCATTGGCGAATTTACACCGCCAACTGCCACAGAACAAGAGAAATCGGCATAGCCGGTACTTACATACCCAACTATGCCGATATTTTTCCGGGATTACAAATCCCTAAGACGCTCCCTCAAACAGAGGGCTTTTTTATTTGTATCAGGTGCTAGTATATATGATAAAAACCGTCTTTGCTCAATAGGTTTACTTCAAACCCGAAAAGCTCTGCAAAATTAGCTTCAGTCAGTATCTCGGTTTTTACCCCGTCCCGGAAAATGATGCCGTCTTTCAGCATAACCACTCTGTTTATTTCGGGTATTATGTCACTAAGGTTATGGGTTACCAGTATTATCTGGGTGCCCAGACCGGCAATTTTGCTGAGCAGTTTGCGTAACTGGTGGGCGGATTTCATGTCAAGGTTGGTAGTCGGTTCGTCCAGCAGCAGGCTTTGGGGTTTGTTTACTAAAGCTCTGGCAATAACCACCCGGCGGGTTTCACCGCTTGAAATCTCATCGGTCAGCCTTTCCGCCAGTTTGTCTATCTCCAGCAAATGCATTACTTCATTGGCATAGTTTTCCATCTCCGTGCTGACTAATCCGGCATCGTGCAGATATGGTGAGCCGAAATATCCGCTTAGCACTGCTTCTTTGCAGGTCTGGCTGATATTTTGGTTTAAAACTTCGGCTGATACTATGCCCAGCTGGCTTCGCAGTGCAAACACGTCCCAGTTTTCCCGTCCCAGTATACGCAGGCTTGAATTTTGGGGGTCAAAAATCGGATACAGTTCGCGGGTTATGGTTTTAATCAGGCTGGATTTACCCGCTCCGTTTGGGCCGAGGATTGCCAGGCTTTGCCCCTGATTTATAACCAGATTTATATTTTTCAGGCACAGGCGTTCACCGCGTACCAGGCTTATGTTCTTAAACTCTATCAGAGGTGGTAAATCTTGTTTGGCCATCTTTAATTCCTTCTTGCAAGCTCTGAAATCACCGGCAAACAGAAAAGCGGTCAATACCACGCCTGACCGCTTTAAAACCATTATAAAGTGAGCCGAGGAGGACTCGAACCTCCAACCAATTGATTAAGAGTCAATTGCTCTGCCAATTGAGCTATCGGCCCACGTTTAAAACACCCATATTTTAACACTATACCCAGTTTGTGACAAATACAAAGCTGTCTGTTTTTGAAAAGAACGTTCAGCATTATAGTACAAATAAGCAAAAATGCCAAATATCTAAGCGCCGTTCATACCGGCGGCGGTTTTGGCTATATCCCATGCATAATCATATATATGCATGCCCTTGCTCATGGCGATAATCTCGCCGTCCTCCACCCCTATTTCGGCGGCCATGTATTCTTTGAGCATCTGGATAGCGGCCAGATTAGACGGGAAACCTGCCCACAAATCCCATGAGCGGAAATATATAACGAAATGAAGTTTTCCGTAG